TCTTTAAGAGTTAAGTTTCTCTTAGCAAGTTCTTCAATAGTATTGCCTAGACCGACCATTGAAGGATTAATCTTGTCATTTGATTGTGATGACAATTTGATTAAGACACCTCTTAAAGCAGTACCAGCTTCAGAACCTACTAATGAGCCTTTTGCTAATGCTTGTATTGCTGCGTTCGTTGTCTCAAAACTTAGTCCTGCTGCGTTGGCTGCTGCTCCAGTATTCTTTAAAGCTTCGCTAGTTGCTGCGATAAAAGATGACCCTTTTTGTTGTGAAGTCGCAAATATATCTGTGAACTTTGCAGCGTCTTTAGCACCAACACCAAATTGATTCATTGCACTTGTTAAGGCTGTAGATGCTGAAGTAGCGTCTATCCCTGCTGCTTTGCTTAGTATTAAAGCCTGTTTAGTAACCTCTGCTAATGCTTTACTGTTTTTAAGTAGTTCAGGTTGTGCAGAGCCGATCATCGTAAACGCCTTTACTACTTCAGTAGATGAGGTCTCTGTAGCTTTCCCTACATCGATGGCAGCCTGTTTAAAGAACTCCATTTCTTTTACTGTAGAGCCTGTGATACTCTGAAGGGTAGACATTTCCTTCTCGAAGTTTTTAATTGTGTTTATAGCAGAGCTTACTACTTGCTGGATTGCGAACGCTCCGAGCATAGTAGAGCCAAGAGCCATTGCTTTCTTTTTAAGAGAGTCGAAGCCAGACCCCATCTGTTTAGAAGTCTTTTTGAAAGATGCAGCGTTTTGTTTGTCGACCTTACCAACCTTTTCAAGTTGATCGATAGTCTTATTGAGGTCTTTGCTGTCTCCAGTAATCTTTATTACTACGGTTTCCAGAGCCATAACGAATGTTATATCTAAAATTCATCTTGTGTAGTTTTCTGGCGGCTGTTTGCCCTGGTTTGTTCTAATAAAATGTGATGGTCGTACCAACTTAATCGGCCTAGTTCTTCATAAGTCATTCCGTTTGCTTTAGCTAGTATCATGTTACTCGACATACGTTCATCTCTTTTTAATTGGATAATATGGTAGAAATGTTCTTCAAATGCTCCTTCGTTATCTCCTTGCCCACCGTCATATAAGTTGCTAAATCTTTTTCTGATATATCCTGAGAGCCAATCAAATTTTTGAAAAGCGTCTTGAAAAAAAAAGCGTCACCCTGACTTTTAAACAGATCAATCTTTTCACGTCCTACTATATCATCATACTCGTAAGGGCTTTCTTCTTTAGTGAAGTAAACAACAGAAGCGATCTTGTAGATTATATCAGTCTCATAAATCATTTCTAACCGTTCTTTGAGTTGATTATTTAAAGTGTTGACCTTAAAAATATCTATCTTGTTAGAGTTTAAAAGCTTCTCTACAGCTTCCGTATGTTGAATAAGGAAGTCTCTGGTCGCTCTCATTGTTAATTCGTTATAAAAGTCATTAACAGTTAAAGCTCTTTGACATTTAATCTTAGCGATGTCCTTGAATTGGTAGTAATTAACGCCATTAATAGAAAAGACTTTCTGAACAGCATCTTTCAGTTCTGGTTTTCGCTCGGTCTTGCTTTTAAGCCAGTTGATTAGTTTCATTAAATAGTTTATTGTATTCAGTTTCGAGCTGATGCTGGTAACCTCTGTTAATTACTTTGTTGCTTCGCTTAATCTCGTAGCTTTCACCTCTCTTTCTAAGAACAATCTCCACACCTGGCATCGTTTGTTTCTTGAACCAACGTTTCCCCCCTTCACAGTTGCAATGTTTGTACATTCTGAAGCCTACACTAAGCAGAAAGTCTATCATTTACAAACGAATTTAATCCACTTAGTGCAAATATATAAATAATATAGATACAAAGATTAGTTAAATTGAAATCATTAAAAACCCAATAGACCCAAGAGTGAATCGAAGCCATACAAACAACACAGCCAAACAAAGGCTTCTGTAAATCATTTGGAGCGTTTCTAAGCGCATATCTAAGCCACCATAGTACTTCCCTATCGTTTGGGTCTGCTTTGCCATTAACGTCATTGTATTGAGTAGCCTTGTGAAAGCCAAAGATGTATAAACAATTAAAGATTAAGAGTAATATTATGTTCATGTTAGATTATTATAAGCCGTAGTAACTAAGTTCGTCACGCATAAAGTTGTGTATTAAATACCTAAAGCAATCTAAAAGGTCAGACTGTTGTTCCATTTTAGAGCGATCTTCTTTGACTATCTTTAGCTTCTCGGGGTTGTACTCTACGTTCTTACAGTCCCAGATAGCTTGTTTACAGTTTTCTTCGTCTAGTATTATCTCGGCTCTGCTTAGTAACGTATTGACCTCCATTCTAGAGATGCGATGCAAAGGGTTTTTCCCTGGTAACTTTACTTGGTTATCTGTTAACGAAAGAACATCTTTAATCTTTCTGTAATAGGTTAATCCTTTTTGTATAGCTGATGCGTGTTCGCCTGTTTGATCTCCTGTAATTAAGAACAATGCGTTAGGGTATTTAACTAGAATAATCTTACACATTTCTTCGATGTCTATGTTGTCGACTATTTCTTCTATTATGTGCAGCTTATTGAACTCAGGCTTCTGTGCTACTATACAAGTCAAAGGCTCACGATTAAAGTCAAAGGAAAGATAAGTCTCTAGGTCTGGTCGCCATGTTGTTTTGCCTATATGTTCTGTTGTGAAGTTAAAACAGAAGGCCATAGCGTTCTGATCTAAGCTCTCAGCCATTATCTCTTGACGAAACTCGTGATCGTTCATTTGAGCTTTCATTATCTCTAGCTCATCCTTAGAAATATAGGGATTGGTATAAGTAGAGAGCGTCCAAGAAGCCCAGTTATCATACTTCTTAGGGTATTCTGTTAATTGAGTGAAGAAAGTCTTTTTGCCTTTAGGAGTACTTAAAATCCAACAGTCACCTTCTAAGTCTGCTAGTGTTGGTCTGATGGCCTGTCCCCACGCTTCCTGAAAGTTACGTGCTTTCTCTGCTTCGTCTATTATTACACGCTTATACTTACGTCCTCTGCCTGAGTTCGGGTCTTCCATAGACCAGAAGTCTATCTTCCCACCGCCTAAGATTGTTATAGATTTTAACTGTTCGTTTTTCGATTGTATTACTTCGTAGAGTGTATGCTTCATCTCATTCCAAATCTCAGCTAAGTCTTTATAGGTAGGTGTCCAGTAACCAATAGGATGATTGTCTAACATTGTTTTAATCGCTAAGACTTTAGCTAGTTCAGTCTTACCCCACCTACGCCCTATCCTTAAAACATTAAATCTCTTTGATTCATTTAAAACTTCATTCTGTGCTTTATGAAGCTTTATTAGGTGAATCTCTTTAACCGCCATCATGGATTACTTTAATGGTCACCTCTCCACTATCTGCTCCTGTAATCTCTTGGCGTTCTATGTAACCACGCTTTTTCCCTTTGGTCTTTAGGTAAAAGATAATACTTGCTTCCTTACCGTTTGCTATGTTCTTATGTAGTGCAGATTCAGCGAAGTCTAAAGCAACATCTTCTATGTTCTCTACTTCTTTAGCAAAGTCTGGGTCAGCCTTTAAGTATTTGTAGTAAGTAGACCTTTCGACCTTTGCTAACTTACAGGCATCAGTAACGATCCCTAGTGTTTCTACTAGAGCTTTTAGTATCCTTTGTTTAGCTGCTTTGACTCTTTTCTGATCCACTTCTTTTTTTACTGTCTACGTTTGTAGCGAGGGTTGCTTAATTAAATACTTCCATCTTTTTTTTAACTCATTACTTTGATACTTTCTATTCTTATCGGTATTTGTAGTCCAGCTTACCCCCCCTGCATTAATCTTATCTAATATAAAATTACTAGCTTTTAAAGATGCTCCATTCTCTGACATCAGAGTATATGTAATGACTCTTTCATAGCCTTTCAGTTTGGCATACTTCATCACATAACTACATAATTTGCTGCACGTATTTTTAACTCCTGTTGTGCATAGTCTGTTTATTTCTAATGTTTTCCCATTATCTTGTTTTCTTGAAACAGGGCGTCCACAAATAGCTATTCCAACTAATATATCTTCGCAAGATGCTCCAACACTAAATTTGTGTCCTACTACTTTAGTATGATGACGGTGATACCTACTTACAAACTCATTTGCTGTTTTCAAATCAATTTTTGCGATTTGCCATTTATCATTATTAAATAGTTGCATTATTATTGTTTCTTAAACCCTTTAGTTGCGTAATACTTTTTTACCTGAGCCTTAGTGTAGGTCTTTCCTGAAGGGCTTTTAAGTTTACCTTTACTCTTTCCTTTGGTTAATTTCTTAAAAGGCATATACGTAATTTAATTAATAAAGTTTAACAAAGATAATTATTTTTTTAGATTCAGTCTTTGTTGTCCTTTTATTTTGTCTTTGTATTCATCAATTAAAACAGTCAGCTCAAACTTTCC